ATTGGTAAAAAAATTCTTTATTTTACTAGAAAAGTAAAAATGGGAAAAAAAGATCTAAAACAATATGAAGGTGTTGTAGGGCGTAGACCCTCATATAAATTAGCAGTAAAAGAATCTGATTGGAAAACCTATTGGGGTTCAAATAAAGAACTAATAGAATTAGTTAAAAATGAACCTGAAGAAAATTGGGAAAGATGGATTATTAAAACTTGTTCTACTAAAAAATTATTAACATATTACGAAACCAAATATTTATTTATTTACCAAGCATTAGAAAACCCTGATGAATTTTGGAATGATAATATTTTAGGAAAATTCTTTACTAAAGATTTTGACTAAGCGTTGATGTTAGAAATAAGTTATGTATATTACTACCTATGGTAAATGAACTGCTTGTAAATTTAGTTAATTCTGTGCTAGGAACTGGGAAGCGTACCGCAAGAGGTAATCAAGCTCACTCATGTCCTTATTGCAATCACCATAAGCCAAAATTAGAAATCAACTTCTCAGAAAATAAAAAAGGATACAATCCATGGCATTGTTGGGTTTGTAATAAAAAAGGTACTAGAATATCTTCTTTATTTAAACAAGTAAAAGCATCACCTGAAAAATTTATAGAGTTATATAAGTTAATAGGTAATGAAACAGAAAGAAAAGTTATTGTTTCTCATAAAAATTTAAAACTACCAGAAGAACTTCAATTATTTAAAGATATTACTACCTCAAATATTGAAGGTAGAACAGCTTTATCCTATTTAAAATCTAGAGGTATTACCCAAGATGATATAGATAAATATAATATTGGATATTGCACATCAGGTAGATACCAAAATATGGTTATTATTCCTTCTTATGATGAACAAGGTAATTTAAATTACTTTACAGGTAGATCATTTGAAAAAGAACCATATGTAAAATATCGTAATCCAGAAACATCACGTGATATAGTTCCGTTTGAGTTGTTTATAAATTGGAAGTTACCGTTAGTACTGTGTGAAGGACCATTTGATGCCATAGCCATTAAAAGAAATGCTATACCGCTATTAGGCAACAATATACAGTCTAATTTAATGAAAAAAATAGTAACATCAACAGTAGAAAAAATATACATAGCATTAGACAATGACGCGTTAAAAAAATCAATTAAATTCGCTGAAAAGTTTATGAATGAAGGTAAGGAAGTTCATCTTGTTGAACTTGAAGGAAAAGATCCTAGTGAAATGGGTTTCACCCAATTTACAAATTTAATCCAAAAGTCATCTCCACTCACCCAATACGCCTTAATGGAGAAAAAATTATCATTAATATGAGTAAAAGAAATATTAAAAAATCCTATAATAGGATATTAGAAATCTCTGAAGATTCAAAACAAATTACTTTACCAGATTCACGTTATTATAGACGTAATGGTGAATACTATCCCTCAATTACATATGTTTTAGGTTCTTATCCTAAAGGTAAATTTTTTGAAGATTGGCTAAAAAAAGTAGGATATTCTGCTGAGTATATTGTAAGGAAAGCTGGAGAAGAAGGTACACAAGTACATGAAATGATTGAAGATTATTTAAATGGTAAAGAATTAAATTTCTTAGTTAATGGAATACCTATGTACAATCCAGATGTATGGCAAATGTTTTTACGTTTTGTAGATTTCTGGGAAGAGTATAACCCAACATTAATCGAAACTGAAGTACATCTATTTTCAGATGAATTAAAGGTGGCGGGTACTTGTGACATGATTTGTGAAATAGAAATTGATGGTAAGAAAGAGTTATGGGTTATTGATTTTAAAACCTCAAACCATTTACAAACTACTTATGACTTACAAGGAGCTATTTATGCTAAATGTTATGAAGAATGTTATGGTAAAATAGCTGATCGTGTAGGAGTTTTATGGTTAAAATCTAAATCAAGAGGAGCTGACAAAACAGGTAAACGTTTAAAAGGTAAAAACTGGGAAATGTATGAATCTCCTCGCACACAAGAAGAAAATATTGATATTTTTAAAACTGTTAAAAAGTTGTTTGATTTAGAAAACCCAAGACATTCACCTATATTTACTGAATTTAGAACGCAAGCTAAAAGAAAATTGTGATATTTATAACAAAATACTCAATTTATGATATCCTTAGTTCAATTATTAAAAGAAGCTACAGAAAAACCAAAAGCTATTATATTGGCAGGAGCACCTGGGGCTGGCAAAGGGTTTATTCTTAGAGGGTTAGATCTTTCAGGATTAACTACATATAATTTAGATTTAGATTTTGTTCCTTTATTAAAAAAAGCAGGTGTAACATTAGATTTAAAAAATGCAACTCCTGAAGAAAGAAGTGAAGCAGCTAAATTAATGAGACAAGCAACATCAAAATTAAAAGATGAAGACTTACCTAAAGCAATAGCTAATAGAGAATCATTTATATTAGATGGAACAGCAGCATCAAGTAAAGCTACCCTTAAACTAAAAGATGAATTAGAAAATGCTGGGTATGAAGTATTTATGCTTTATGTTTATACTGATTTAGAACGTTCATTAAAACAAAATCAAGATAGATTTGATAAATCTGGAGGTGAAGATAGAAGCTTAGCACCAGCTATTGTAATGCGCACATGGAACGATGTTACTCAAAATTATGACACTTATAAAAATGCATTTGGTAATAATTTTGTATCTGTTTCTAACTTATTAAAAGATGAAAAATTAGATAATTTAGAAGATATAGTTGATAAATATCTAAAACCATTCAAACCACAAGGTACAAAACCAAAAGATGCTAAAGCACAAGCAAGATCAGATAAAAGAAAAGCTGAAATTAATGCACAAATAAAAGCTTTATTAGCAGATGATGGTGTAAAAAATGTTATTGATAATTCAGTATCAGCAGAAGAAGCTCAAGCTAAAATAAAATCTTTTATTAATGGGTAAAGTAATAGCAGCATATGGTGGTGGGTTTAAACCACCTACAAAAGGTCATTTAGAAGTAGTTAAAAGAGCTTTAGCTGCTCATCCTGAGATAGATGAATTTATCATTTATGTTGGAGGTAAAGAACGTGATGGCATTGGTCAAACTGAATCACTTTTAATTTGGGATATATTTAAAAAATACCTCCCTATGAAGGTAAAAATTGAACCTTCAAAACTACCAATTAAAGATGTTTTAAGTTTAGGAAAAAACAACCCTGAGGATACTGTATATTTTGTTATAGGAGGAAGAGAGGGTAGACAAGATGATTTAGATGATATAGCTAATAGAACTAAAAATGTAGAAAAAACATATCCTAATATGCAGGTTAAAGTTCAAGTAACTCCTGATGAAGGTATGAGTGGTACTAATGCTAGAAAAGCAGCTAAAATCTCTTCAGATAAATTATCCCCTTATTTACCAGATGAATTAACCGATAAAGAAAAAGAAGAAGTATTTAATATTATAAGACCAGTTGTAAATGAAGCAAAAGATCCTAAAAAAGGTACTGGTAAAAAACCTGAAGGGTCAAGTAGAAGATTATACACAGATGAAGATCCAAAAGATACAGTAGGGATTAAATTTTCTACCAGACAAGATATTGTAGATACTTTAAATAAAGCTTCATTTAAGGCAAAATCACATGCTAGACAATCTCAAATTATTAATTTAATTCATCAAAGAGTAAGAGCTGCATATGGTAGAGCCAAAGATCCTAAAGTTAAAAAACGTTTAAAAACTGGTTTAGATTATATTACTGATAGAAAAGAAGCATCTAAGAAAAAAACACAAAGACTTAAAAATCAAAAAAATGAAAATATAGCCCCTAACCATAATGGTAAGGCAGCTCCATTTGGCTCAGGGTATGATAAGGTAAATACTAATGTTAATGAAGAAATAACTAAATCACAATTAGATTCTATTGAAGCATATGCTGACAGATTATTTGCTAAATTAGGGATTGACATTGAATTTACCAAACATTTTTTAGATAGAGTAAATGATGAAAGAAATAAAAAACCAATTACAGTCCCAGAACTAATTGGTATGTTTAAACGTTTACATAAAAAACATGGTAAACCTTTATCTAAAGTAGATGATGATTTTGATGCTGTAGTTAAAGATTTCAATAATAATATTAATATACCCTTTGCTATAAATGTAACACCTAATGATATTGATTTAGTTGCAAAAACTGTAATGAGAAAAAAAGATTTTAAAACATCAACTCCAGTTATTGCTCTTAATGAAAATGCTTCATATCAAAAAGATATTAATTTAATAGAAAAATTAGCAACATTAACTCAACATATGTTAGATAAAGGTATGAATATAGAACCTTTACCTAATTTAGAATTTGTTAATGGAGATAGTGAAAATGCCCGTGATTTTTTTGGTAAAACAGCGTATTATGACCCAACATCTCAAACTATAGTACTGTATACTGAAGGCAGACATCCTAAAGATATAGCACGTAGTTACACACATGAAATGATTCATCATATCCAAAATTTAGAGGGAAGATTAGGTAATATTACTACAACCAATACCCAAGAAGATGATGATTTAAATAAAATTGAAGCTGAAGCTAATCTAAAAGGTACAATGACATTTAGAAACTGGACTGATAGTTTAGAGGAAAAACAAGGATTTGATCCTAAACTAGGTAAAGATCCATTTGGTCTAAATCAATTTGCTAGAGAAATAGCTGAAGGTGTTTTAAGTGAAGGTCGCTATGATAAATTTACAAATCAAATTTCTAAAATTGTATTTGAAGCATTTAAAGACATCCATGATAGAGGAGATAAAAGAGGAGAATTTGAATTTTCAATAGGCCCTGATGATGAAGACATATTCTCAGATCAATTTGAATTTGATTTAGCAGGTGTTGTTGAAATTACAGATGATGAGTATGTTGTAGATGGTGGGGCAAATGCTGGATTTGATAATAAGGGAGAAGAAATTACACCTTTACTATCAGTAAAATTTAAAATACCTAAAAACCCAAACTGGCAAGAAATATCATTTGATATTAAAGATGTTGTTAGACATGAGCTTGAACATTTAACACAAGATGGTTTAAATGTAGTTCCTGGTAAGCAAATGGATGATGATGAGCTTGTAAGACAAATGATTGATATGGATTTACTATCTAAAGCTGATTATTTTAAATTAGCTAAAGAAGTAGATGCAATGCTTCAAGGTTTATATTTTAAAGCTAAAAAATCTAAACAACCATTTAAAGATGTAATTGATGATTATCTTGATAAAGTAGGTTTGGAGGATAATGAAAAAGAAAGTGTATTAAAAATTTGGAGAAGCAGGAGAAAGGCATTATCTTTACCATTATTCGAAAACGAACTAGATATGGATTATAAGATTTTTTCTGATATGGATGGAGTTATTACTGACTTCAATAATCGTTATAAAAAATATGCAGGTATGATGCCTGCTGAATATGAAAAGAAATTTGGTAAAGACAAATTTTGGGAATTAGCTGACGCTGAAGGTGTTGCATTTTGGGTAGGTATGCCTTGGATGGAAGATGGTAAAAAATATTGGGATTATATTAAAAACTACAATGTAGAATTATTGTCATCACCTTCAAGATCTGAAACCTCAAGATTAGGTAAAAGATTATGGGTTAGAAATAACCTCCCAGGAATTAAATTAACTTTAGCACAAGCATATAATAAACAAAACTATGCTGCTCCCAATCATATATTGATTGATGATAGAAAATCTAATATAGAACAATGGAGAGATAAAGGTGGAATTGGTATTCTTCACACATCAGCAGAAGATACAATTAAACAACTTAAAGATTTAGGATTATGAGCGATTTAAATACATTATCTGGAGGTTATAAAGGAGGATCCCCAAGGGTTAGAAGTGAAAATTCACTAAAACCCTATTCAGGTACATCCCCAAAAGAAATAGATGCAAATGATTTAGCTGCTAGAATTAAACAATGGTATACTGATGGCAATTTAACTAAAGAAGGAGCTCAAATAGTTTTAGATGAATTAAATAAAATAGTTTCATGAGTAAAGTTCAAGGTTTAAATAAACAATTCTCTGAAAAAGATGTTAACAGAATGCGTAATCTTATTCAGGGTAAGTATGGAGAAAAAACAGGTCAAAGTGTAGGTTACTCTAAACAAGAAAACGACTATAAAGAAGGGGATATTTGGGAAGCTGATGGGCGTACTTGGACCATTAAAAATGGCATTAGGCAAAACATTACTAAATTAGATAAAGCTAAAAAGGCACATATGATGCCTATTTTTTGTCCTTGTTGTGGTAAAAAAATGAGTGTCCACACAGATAAAGCATACTACAATATCCATAAAAAATGTTTAAATTGTGTTATTGATTTTGAACATGAATTAAAGAAAGCAGGATTATATGAAGCATATGAAGCTAAAATTATTAATTCTGATTTAGAAGAGTTTATTGAAGATTTTAAAAAATTTATACAATCTGAACTTACTTTATCTAATAATTCATTTATCACAGAACAAGGTGATGTTGAAAAATGGGTAGGGGCTCCTAGTAAACAAAAAGTTTTAGAAGGTCTTGATAAAACTATTGAATATCTTAATAGTCTTAAAAGATAATATAATTTCATATATTTATAAATAAAACTATAATGGATAATTTTTCAATAACTAAATTCTTTAGAAATCAATATTTAACTGAAGGTGATGTTAACATTAGCACTTTTGATCTTGAAAAACACCCCGATGTTAAGATCTTTATAGATACTTTAAGTAAAATGCTTAATGTTGACATTGAGCAATATTTAGGTAGTGGGTATTACAATGGTAGAAGTGGTTATTATGTTAAAATGCCTCGTCAAATAATGTATTGGGATCGTGACCAAGATAAAATTAAAGTTGAAGCTATTTTTGATAAGATAAATAAATTAACCAAAGAATATGAGTTTGAACTTAATGATTTATCTGATTATGATGAAGAACCAGGTGAAAGATCTTGGTCAGCAAATATAGGATTTTTTGTAAAAGAAAAATCAATTAATGAAATGGATATAAATGATCCTGTTCTTATGAAGATGAGAGCAGCTAAAATGGCTGCTGATAAATTAGCTAAAATGAGAGCGGATAATGCTGGTGATGATGGTAACGATAAATTCTTTGATAATGCTAAAAAAATAGCATTTCTTAAAAAAGAAAGAGAACAATTAATGCGCGATATGGAGCAAGAAGCTGAACCAGAAGGTGGGCCAATTGCTGATGAATATGGTGATAAACTAAATAAAATTGATGCTGCAATAGCTAAACTATCAGGTAGAAAAGAAATGACTTACGATCAAGCAATAGCTGAAAGTTCTTCTTCTGAAGAAAAAAGAATTGCTATGCGTGCTATTAGAGCACTTGCTAAATACAGAGGTGTTAGCAAAGATGAAGCAAGAAACGATCTTATGAGAGCAGCTAAAGAATTAGGTAGTTTTTCAGAAGCTTTAAGAGATATTAAAGAAACTATTGAATTAGGTAAAAACCTTAATGAAGAACTTTGCG